GCGAGAGTTCGTGTTCGAATGGTTCGATCACGAAATCCTCGCCCGCGGATCCGATGGCGATGCCCTTGACTGCCCGGACCGCATCCGGTTCGTCCAGTATCGCATCTCGGTTGACCTCCTCTTTCACCCTGATGAAGCGGCTCAACCCCAGATCCCGCAGCGCCTGAATGACGGCGTCCGCGCCTCGGATCGTCACCTTTGGAGGCCGCAACCGCCATTTGATTTCACCGTTCTTGAGGCGAGCGAATTTGACCTTGCTGCCGTTGGTCAATGCATCGCGGTTGGCCGCGCACCAGGTCTCGATGCCGCTGACAAGTTCGTCGACCTTGTCGCGCAGCGGTTCTGCCTTGGTTTCGAAGCGCTCCTTCACCTCGGCCAGCCTGTCGTTCATGTCGGCTTCGATCCGCGCCAGATCGCGACGGGCGTCACCGAGGACTCGGATCATCTGGTCGCAGTCATCACGCGTTTGCGGGACCGGGTAATTGCGGGCAAGCCGTTTGGCCTTGCTGGTCATGGTCATGTCCTTTGTTGGGGCGTTGAGATGTCGGCGACGGCAAAGGCCGCCCTTTCGAATGCTTTGCGGGCTTGATTTTCCTCGCTGGAGAAGCGGTTGGCTTCCAGATGCCACCGGGCTTTGACAAGCGCCTCAAGAGCCGCGGTGAGTTTCGGGTCTCCGCCTGTCATCAGCGGAACGTGAACGATCCCGGGCTTGGCGGCTGGGGTCGGCTCGGGCGGACCTGTCTCGGCCAGCATCATCGCGGCCATGCGCCGGTTGGCGTCTTCAAGCTGTTGATCGAGGATCAGAACGGCCGCCGCCAGTTCGCGGATCTGGTCGACGGTCAGGTCAAGCGCGGCATGGCGGCTGCCCACCAGGATCCGGGCGGCCTCGACATGGGTGAGCACGGCTTTCTCCGGCGTGTCTGCCTTGAGCGACCTGACGACGGTGGCGGTCATGCCGCTCTCTCCGCGCACCGAAACCGTCATTTCCGTTTTCCCTTGCTGAAATCCGGATAGACAACGGGCGCTCCCTGGGCGTTGTCGAGAACGCCGCCCTGCAGGACTTCCAGACAGAGATCACCGAGCACACCGGCTGCGCCGCTGGCCTGTTCGACCGCGCAGAAGGTGCCGAGTTCGTGTTCAAGGCTTGCGATCAGCCGCTTGATCAGCTCGAGCCGCCTGAGCAGGACTGTCGCCTTGTCGCCGGGCAGATGAAGACCGTCTTCCCCAAGGTTCTGTGCGAGCAGTTCGGCGATCAGGCCGACCTCGCAGCTGACCGGCGATGTTCTTGAGAGCGCCGTGGGCATCTCACATCCCCTCCACATCGCGGTTGGACCAGGCGGCTCGGACAGAGGCTGCGTCGACAGGCTTGCCATTGGCCGCAGCCGTCATGGAGGCGAGCTTCAATGTCTTGTCGATCTGGCCGAGCGCGCCGTCCTTCATGCCGATGCCGGTCAGCACCTTGCGGGTGTCGGGGTCGGTGATGGCCCAGGCGTCGAGCAGCGCATTGATGTCCTCGGCGCGCGGCTTTGCCAACCGCACCCTTTTGCCGATCCGGCGCTTGATCTGGGCATAGGACGGCCCGTCGGTGTGCCGTGAAAACCGCGAGTAGATTTCCTCGTTGCCGACCAGCGCCACGCCGCAGGAATAGATATCGACAAAGTGCCTCAACTGATCGACCGCGCTGTCGATCAGGTTCTGCGCCTCATCGACAATCAGCAGCGATCCGCCGCCCGTGTTGAGAAGCCGCCGGCCGACCGCCCGGACCAGTTTGGCCGGATTGTGCTGGGTCACGTCGAGCGCGGTCGCCAGTTCGACCAGCATGCCGTGCACGGTCTTGGTGTGCGGGCTCATGGTGACCATGAACACATTGGGCCGGGTGATCGAGAATTGCCTGCAGGCGACTGTCTTGCCGGTTCCCGCGGCCGCCGTGATGGTCACCAAATCCGGCATCATCTGTGCAAACACCAGCGTGTCGGTGATTTCACCCGCCGTGCGTGTGCGGATGAAGCCGGGGCTGGCCGGAACGGTCGCGGCAACTCCCGCCATCTCCTCAACGGCGGCGATCCAGCGTTCGACCTTTTCGTTCTGCGTGTCGAGGCGGCCGTCATACTTGCCGGAAAACCATTGGCTGAAAGTGCCGGTCGGCATGTCAATGCGGCCTGCCACATCCGACTTGCTCCAGCCGTTCATCTCGCCGATCGTGGCAACCTGGGTCACCAGGATGTTCCAGATCTTGAGATCCGCTTCGGAGCGGCCGGGCCGGATCCCGGAAATGTCGGGCTGTATGGTCGGGAGCGCCCAGCCACTGTTCGGGCTGTTCGAATATGCCGCGTTTTGTGTCGGACTTGCGGTTGCTGTGTCGTTCATCAAATTCTGTCCTTGCTTCGTGTTCGGGGCCGCACACAGCACTTAGCGGCCCGGTTTTTCTCCTTTGGCGGGAAACTCGACGACGTTTTCCTCAAGCATCCGCATGGCGCGAGAGAACGCTTGCTCCGACTGCTCATCCCATTGGGTTTGCGGTTGCGCCCGTAAAGCGCCACCCGCGATGCGTTTGAATTTCGGCGGTTCAGGCTTGGGAGCGGGAGGTGCCTTGCTAGCCCCATAGATCTCGGCCAGCGCATCGGGTGACAATTCGGTATGAAGCCGTGCGCTTTCGCGGATCGCCCTGGTCAGCTGATTGCGCTTGGCGGCGTGCTCGCGTGCGGCGCCCGTGTCGAAGAAGCCGGTGTCGGCGATGCACTCGGCAATACAGATCAGATTGTCCCTGGCGTCATAGACCCGGATGGGTTGGGTCAGATGATCCGGATCGAAGCGTACGGTGACATGATCTCCGGCATGGGCATTAAGCGCCGCGTTCCAGTAGCGGTTGCCGAAGATCTCGATCTCGCCGGAGCCTTTTCTGGTCTTGATGCGCTCGCCGGCCAGAAGCCAGAGCGCGCGCTGGTTTTCCGTAGGCCAGCGAATGAGCGTTGCCGGATCCTCAAGCGATGCGGAGAAGGTCTTGTCAAACGACCGGCCCTTGGCGGTGCCGGCCTTGCGGCCGGGCCGCGCATTGTGCTCGGCAATCATCCGGGCCACATGCGGTGTGAATTCATCGAGTGGTATGGCGCGCGAGGCATAGTTCTCGGGCTTGGCGTCCGGCGTGTTGCCTGTATAGGCGCCAGCGCAGAACGGATGCTTGGCGATGTCCTCGGCCAGATCCCGGAAGGCCCGTTCGATCGGTTTGGATTGGCCGGAATAGGGCATTGCCCAGATGATCTCGACGCCGAGGGTGGTGAACAGGCCCAGAGGGTCTTCGTCCCGGATCTTGAACCGGTAGCGGTTTGGTGAGCCCCCGGAAATCCACTTGGAGGCGAAGGCCCGGCCATTGTCGAGCAGGCACTTGTCGGGAATGCCGTGATTGGTGACCATGTCGCCGATGACCAGGCGAACGGTGTCCTTGTTTTCCGTCGGCGCCAGACGCCAGGCCACGATCTTGCCCGAATAGAGATCCTGCAGCGCAAGCAGGATGACGCGCGTTGGCAGTTTCTTGCCGGGCAGCATCACGAACACATCGATCTTGTGGCCGTCCATGTTGACCGCTTCCATGGCGTGCAGCATCGAACGGTCGCGGCGCTGGGCCGGGTAGAGGTTTTTGACCTGATCGCGCTTCTGCCTTGCGGCGGTCTGAACCGGTTTCGGCACCTCTGCTTCGAGCCTGCGCCTAAGTGCGCGCTCGGCCGGGATCGGGGACCAGCCCTGTTCCTTCGCAGCCGTCTTCATCCGCCGGTAGCAGGCCGAAAAAGCCGGACGTTCGGGCCGCAGGAAATCGCTCTTGAGCGCCGCCCAGGCGTTTGGATCGCATTCGGCGAAGCTTGAGGTGGATTGATACTGGTCAGCGAGCGCCGCGAGCCAGTCCTGCCGTTCATGACCCGCAATGCGTCCGCGCCAATTGCGCACCGTGCGCGCGCTGACATGATGGGTCTGGGCCGCCATGGCGGTCGCCGCCATTTCGCTCAACCCGCCCGTGATCAGAAGCGCCACGTCGACCACGATTTTCAAACGCGCTTCGCAGGCGGCTTTGCGGTCTTTGGATAGGCCTTCATATCGGGCCCACAGCTTTGATCGGGCGTCGGCAAGCTTGTTCCTGTTGGCATTGGCCGGCGCGCCATGGATCACCATCAACCGCGCCTGGGCGGCCTGCGGCAGCAGCGAGATATGGTACTCCCAGCCGCCGCCGCGGCCGTACCGCTTGCGGGCTTTCTGGTCCTGGTGCCGCCAATGCGATTTCCGGGCCATCTGGTTGATCGCCCGCTCGGTCACACCGGCGGCATTGGCGATTTCCTTCGGCGTGAAGAACTGCCTCACGAGCGCCGCCTCCAGTCCTTGGGTTTGACCGGCCGGGCGCGGAGTTTTCTCAGCTCCGCGTTGATCGAGCGCCGCTCCTGGTCAAGCCGGGCGATCTCGGCGAGCTTGGCTTCCGAGCCCTCAAGCACGGTCATTCCGGCCTTGGCGACCACCAGATCAAACAGCCATTTGGCGCCGGTCGCATGAACGAAAGCCGAGAACCTGAGCAGGCTGATGTCGTGGCTGTCCTTGCTTTCAGCCGTGTAGGCGTCAAGCGTGGTCTTCGACAGGTTCGGCAGGCCCAGATATTGCGCCATGCGAAGCGCAATGGTCTGCCGATCATAGCCACTCTCGCGGATGGCGCGCGACATCGCCCGCTTTATCTCCGAGCGGAACCGGTCGAGATCGACGGACCCGGCTTCGATCCGCTCGGGATAGACACGGGTCTCGAACAGGCCCAGCTGATCGGGATGGTGGTCACTCATGACTGACCGCCTCTTGCTGTTGCGACGAGACCGGCATGGGCGATGAATTTCTTGCGGGTGGCGGGCTTGGCGCGCTCCCAGGCGTCGATTAGCCGCGACAGGATCTTCAGTTCTGGATCGGGCTTTCTGGCCGGCGGGTCCAGCAGGTTGAGCGCCACCCTGAAGTCGCCCTTGGCTTCGCGGATCGCGATATGCGCCTTGGCGCGCCTTTCCGGGTCGAGCCTTGCCAACTTGAGCAGCTGGCTCTGGTTGTCGGCGATCGGCGTTCCGTTGATGGCCAAGCGAACTTCGCGTGGCAGGTTCTGGGCAATTCGGTTGAGGCGCATGATCGCCTTGGGGGACACGCCGAGTCGGTCTGCACAGGCAGCGGAGAAGCCGCTTGCGGCTTGCTGGGCGACTGCATCAAGGGGAGAGACGGAAAACGGGGACAGGTTGTCCCTGTTTTTCGGACGTCCGCCTTTTGGGTTGATAGGTCCCCGCGTCTTCTCCCAGACATCGCGATAGGTCTGCACGAATACTGCGCGGTCCATGACCGAGAGATCATTGCGAAACAGGTTCTCAGCGATTTCCAGCAGCACTGCCTCATTGGCGTCTGCCTTGACTACAATGGCATCGACCTTGTCTCTCTGTAAGAGGTCGATGCCGCGCAGCCGGTGCGCGCCCGCCACGAGTGTGTAGGTGCGCGCGCCATTGGGTGTCTGCCGCACCGTCACCGGGTTCATAAGCCCATGTTCGGCAATTGACTTGCTGATCGCCAGTGCATGGTCCTCGTCGACCGCACGGAGCCGATCAGGCACGAGAATGTCTTCAAGAGGAATGGACCTGGAGATCGCCATCATGCGACCTCCCGCAGCTTGTCGTCGAACATGGCGACCGCACGGTCTGCGATGATGCGATATTCAGATTCGAATTCCGGTTCCTCAAGGCGGAGATCAACAGCCTCAATCGCGCGGTTGACGGAGACGCGGTGACGGCCGACAAGTTTACCCGCACGCTTCTTCACCAAGCCAAACCGCGCGATCATAAGGTGCATCGCAATCTGCCGGGCCAGTGTGGCATCGAAATGGCCACGTGGCGGATCGATGATGTTGGCAACCGGAATATGCGGGAAGGCCTTTTTGACCGACGCCACACAGACCCGGAAGGTCAGCTCATAGAGCTCGCTTTCGTTGAAACGGTTCATGAAGTCGCTCCTACGGAAAACAAGAGGGCGAAGACGCCAAGCGCCAGTCCGGTTACCAGCGACCCGATGAGCAGGATCACGGCGACCGGGACCGGCCGGTTGGCGTCAAGGCGAGACAGAAAAGAGGTCCAGTCCATATCTAGGCCGCCTGCTCGTTTCGGCGTTGCTCAAGCGTCGGAACTCGTGTCCAATTCTGCGGCGATCGCCGCTGACCGGTGGCCCTGTAGCGGGTCGGCCACAGAAGATGTGGTCTTGTGCCGAGAGCAGCAGCGATCGCACGCTCGCCTCTGGCATTGGGCTCGCGCATGGTGTTTCTGGCGGTTCCG